TCAGCAGGTTGGGTAGTACCTAACGCGTACGGTATTTCACAAGACCGTATCTGGGCTGGAGAAGTCGGCCGCTACAAGGGTGCATTCTTCGTAGAATCACCACGTCTCTACTCAGCAACCGACGGTGCTTCATCTGCAAAGGTGTACCGCACAATCATCGCTGGACAGCAAGCACTTGCAGAAGCTGTGGCAGAAGAGCCACACACAGTTATCGGTCCAGTTACTGATAAGCTTATGCGCTTCCGTCCAATCGGCTGGTACGGCGTACTTGGCTTCGCACGTTACCGTGAAGAAGCTCTATACCGAATCGAATCAGGTTCATCAATCGCTTAGTTGATTGACGGGTGGGGCTAGGGAAACCTAGCCTCATCAGTAAGTTCATTAAGGAGACAAATGGCTACATATATATTTACAACACCAGTTGTAGAAGAAGGTCCGTCAGGCGGGCACAGACTGTTCTATTTCTTTAGACTAAAGCGTGGTATAACAATTGTAAAAAGCGGAAACTCTTACTATCAAAAGCGCTGGAGTTCTCAAGATGAGTTAGAAATCTTCGACAAGGTTTACCTTGGAGGACACGAACACGAAGTAACAGAAGCGGAAAAGACAGGACTAATCAATGGGGGCGTTGGTGTCACAGAAACAAACTTCAGAGCAGTTTAGTTGTAGACACATCACCAAGGTAGTTGAATGGGGATTCGACGAGAATCACGATTTTAAAGCTACACTTTGGGGATGCGTTATCTGTGACGAAACATCAGATAAACCTTTTAAGGATGAAGACGAAGTCTTTATTGACCATACGCAATGCGGACCAGATTGTTTTGGATGCAAAGCAAGAGGATTACAACTAAATACTGGTGATGCTAGTAGAGATATTCCTGATAAGAAATGGAATGCAAAGCTGGCTAACTACCGTAAGGCTAGAGCTGATGGTATACAACCAGGTGGTACAGGGGAACACTTTGTCGAAGCTGCTTATAAAGCTAGCGAGATAATGGGCAAGGCATACGACGGAAATACAATGGCACCAGCGCATCAGATCACGGCAGGCGTGGCGGGCGTTATGAAAGAAATAGGAGACATCTAATGTCAGCAATGGGTGAGAAGTACAAGTCAATGATGATGAAGAAGATGCACGAAAAAGGCGAAGGCAAGATGGAACGCAAGATGGAATACGGCAAGAAGAAGATGGTCAAGAAGACCGCTAAGAAGGCTGTAGTCAAGAAGATGGGTAAGAAGAAGTAATGATCGGTCTACCAGGAAAAGTTAGTCCATCCATTAAGCCAAAGCCTAAGGCAACTAAGTCTCCTGCACCAAGTGCGGCACAGATTAAGAAAGCTGAAGATGCTTTTAGGAAGCTAGTTAAGTCTGGCAAAGTAAAAGATATCAAAGCAGCTCGTGATAAGATCAAGCAACAATACGGTGTTCGTCCGAATGGAATGACTAACTAATGAAACAAAAATCTAAAGCACAAAAGAAAGTCAGCAAAGTAATGAAAGAGTTTAAGGCTGGCACACTTCACGGAGGAGTAAATCCAAAGGGACCTAAGAAGGCTAAGATCGTAAAGAACAAGAAGCAAGCTATTGCTATTGCTCTATCTGTTGCAGGTAAGGCAAAGAGGAAGTGATTGATCCAAGACTAAAGCGAGCAGGAGTATCTGGTTTCAATAAGCCAAAGCGCACGCCTAGTCATCCTACTAAGTCACACGTAGTTGTGGCTAAAGAAGGAAATAAAGTAAAGACTATTCACTTTGGTCAACAGGGCGTATCTGGTTCTCCAAAGAAATCAGGCGAGTCCGCATCTTATGCAGCACGACGCAAATCGTTTAAAGCAAGACACGCAAAAAATATAGCTAAGGGTAAAATGAGTGCCGCATATTGGGCAGATAAGGTTAAATGGTAATGGCTACAGTTAAGAAGACTACAGCAAAGAAAACAGTTGTCAAGCAGGATATGATTGACTTCATTAAAGCACAAGGTATGACGAAATCACTTAAGCGTGCTGGTCAGATGAAGGCTAAAGGAACTAAAGGCGAAGCTGAATTCATTGAAGGTGTGAAGCGTATGTATGGAGCTACACGTTTAAATGCTGCTGCAGCTAAGTATGCACCAACAAAGCCGATGGACTCACGTTTTGCTGGAGCTAAGGCTAAACCAACTGATTCACGTTTCTCTGGTATGACTGCGCCTAAGAAGACAGCAGCTAAGCCAAAGGATACTCGCTTTACTGGTCTTAAGGCTAAGCCAAAAGACTCGCGCTTTAGCGGACTTAAGTAAGAAAGCAGGGGACAATGAAAGACACGTTAGCTATCGCCTGGTGCGATAATGGTATGGTTGATGGAAAATTTATGCAAGGCGTCACTGATGTGATGCTCCACTCTGGAGTAGAGGTTGTAACAACTTTACGCAGCCAAGGGAATCAGATTGCTAGGCAGCGTGACAAAGTAATAAATTATTGGTACGAAGGCAACAAGTCGGACTGGATTCTATGGGTTGACTCAGATGTAGTTATCAGCCCAGAAAAGTTCAAACTCCTGTGGGATAATCGAGATATTGAAGAACGCCCAATCCTGACAGGTGTCTACTTTACAACCGATACACCTGAAGAACCTTTAATGGAACCAATGCCGACACTGTTTAACTTTGTTGCTAATGGTAATGATATTGGAATTCAAAGGATTCATCCATTGCCGAAAAATAAGTTAATGAAGGTTGGCGCAGCGGGTATGGGATTCGTCCTTATGCATCGCAGCATAGTAGATCGCATTAGAAAAGTATTGCCCAATGCTCCACTGTTCTCTGATGTAGGTCACGGTAAGAATTTTATGGGTGAAGATATTTATTTCTTCGCCTTATGTGATAAAGCTGATGTTCCAGTTTATGCACATACAGATGCAACTGCTCCACATATGAAGCGGTTCTCTTTCGATGTTAACTACTACGATGCATTCGTAGGGAATAAGAGGAAGTAATGTCGTACACCCTAAGTCAGATGATGGATGAGGTACAGGTTAATCTAGCTGGATATACATTCCAGCAGGACCGTTCTACCCATCTAACTGCAGCCATAACTACAACAACGTCATCAAGTGCTTCACCCTTGATTATGTCACTAGGCTCAACTGATTCCATCGGCAAGGGTGTAGTCGAAATCGATGAAGAACTTCTTTGGGTTGACTCATACGATAGAGTATCTAACTCAGCAACAGTGGCTCCATATGGTCGTGGATACCTTGGCACTACAGCAGCAACACACGCACTTGATGCCAAGGTTACTGTATCTCCTACATTCCCACGCAGCGCAATCAAGCGTGCGATCAACGACACGATACGCTCCCTTGGGGCCAGCATCTTTGCAGTGAAGTCAACAACATTTACTTTCAACGCAGCTGTATCAACGTATGCATTCAATAATCTTAACATTAAAAATATTCTTAAAGTATCCTGGCAATCAATTGGTCCAACAAAAGAGTGGGTACCAATTCGTCGCTGGGACTTTGATTCAATAGCAGATGCAACAACATTTGGTTCTGGAGCTCAGACTATTATTCTAGGTGAAGCCCCAGTTCCTGGACGCACGGTTCAAGTTATCTACGCAACCGATCCTTCGGTCTTTAGTTCGAACTCAGATGATTATGTGACAGTAACTGGTTTGCCTGAGTCAACTCGTGATGTTGTTGTACTAGGTGCAGCGTATCGCTTGCTCTCATTCCTTGACCCAGCACGTGCTTCTCAAGTTAGCCCACAGGCTGATGAGACAGATTCTAAGCGCCCATACGGTGCATCTCAAACAGCAACTAAACAACTTTATGCTCGTTATACTCAACGTCTAAACGAAGAGACAAAGGCTCAGCAACAGAACTATCCACCACGCGTACACTTCTCTCGCCGATAGGAACCTGAATGACAACACGCAAGTATTCCTCTCGTTCGCAGCAAACAACACTGGCTGCAAACCTCTCGTCTTCTGCTACAGAGGCAACAGTCATCTCTGCAACTACCTTACTTGGTGGAGCGACTGTCAGTGCTGGTCAAACATTTACTATTGCGATTGACCCCGATACAGCACTTGAAGAAATTGTAGATGTAACCTCGATAGCATCGAATACGCTAACAATCGTTCGTGGACGAGATGGTTCTTCTGGAACAGCACACTCCGCAGGTGCTGCAGTACGCCATATGATTGTTGGTCGTGACCTTCGTGAGGCAAACCTTCACATTGAGGCAAGCGCTGCTTACAATGATGGAACTGCAACTCACTCACTGCACGGTCTAGGCGCAGGTGATGGAGACTTAGTAGGTACAGATAAAACTCAGACTCTTACAAATAAGACTTTCACATCTCCAGTTATTAACGGCGTATCTTTTAATGAAGCAGTTGAAGACGTTGTTGGTGCAATGGTATCTAGCAATACCGAAGATGGTATCTCAGTAACCTATGATGACGCTACTGGCAAGTATAATTTTAATGTCAATGACCCCGTAATCAGTATTGATGGTGATGTAACAGGTTCGGCAACAATGACTAACCTGAGCAATACCACGATTACAGTGGCTATCCCTGCTGGAACAATCGTAAACGCAGATGTTAATGCTTCTGCTGCTATTGCTAAAACTAAGTTAGACCTTGGTGGAACTATCACTTCTGCTGACTTAGTAGATGGAACTATTGTAAATGCTGACATCAATGCTTCTGCAGCAATCGCTTTATCTAAATTAGCAACCGACCCGCTTGCTCGTGGAAATCACACTGGCACACAAACTGCATCTACTATTTCAAATTTTGATACACAGGTCCGCACAAATCGATTAGACCAGATGGCAGCACCAACTGGCTCAGTATCTGCAAATAGCCAAAAAATTACAAATCTTGCTACCCCAACTAGCAGCGGTGATGCTGTATCTCTTGGATATATTACGGATCAAAAGGGTGTAGCAAATGGTATCGCTCCTCTTGATGGAAGTGGCAAGATTCCCTTTGACCATATCCCAGCAACTGCTGTTGCAGAAGTATTTGTAGTATCTTCACAGGCTGCAATGCTTGCACTGCCAGATGGCATTGGTGATATTGCAATCCGTACTGACTTAAATAAGTCATTCATTCAGCGGGCAATTCCTGCAAGTACACTTTCTAATTGGAATGAACTCTTAACTCCTACAGACTCAGTTCTTTCAGTTGATGGTTTAACTGGAGCAGTAGACCTATCTGGCTCATACCTTAATAGAACAAGTGGAACGTTGCTTGGCAACCTTGCTGCTGGTGGCTTTAAGGTGACAAATCTTGGAACACCAACTAATACTGCAGACGCTGCTACTAAGGCTTATGTAGATACAGTTGCTGGTTCTGCTAGTGCTGCTGCAGCCTCCGCTGCTGCCGCTGCTACTACTTATGATAACTTTGATGACCGCTATCTTGGTGCCAAGTCAACACCACCAACTTTAGATAATGATGGCAACGCTCTTCTTACTGGTGCTCTTTATTGGAACTCAGTAAGTAATACTATGTTTGCCTGGAATGGCTCTGCTTGGGGTTCAATCTCATCTACAGCGGACATCTATCGCTATCGTTATACAGCAACTGGTGGAGAAACTTCAAAGTCTGGACTTGATGACAATGGACTCACACTTTCATACATCGTAGGCAAAGAGCAGGTATACCTCAATGGTGTACTTCTTGCTCGCACTACAGATTATGTAGCAACCAACGGTACTTCTATTGCAAGTCTTGCAGCATTAACTGCTGGAGATATTCTTGATGTAATTACATTCACAGCATTTGATTTGGCTAATGTAATCAGCCCAACAATCATTGATGCAAAGGGCGACCTTCTTGTAGGTACATCTGCCGACGTAGTTGGAAAATTAACTGTAGGAACTAATGGATACTTTCTTAAGGCTGACTCAACAACTGCTACAGGCTTAGCCTGGGGAGCAGTAGACCTATCATCTTATGTAACAAATACAACAGTCCAAGATAATCAGACAATGATTATTATGGGCGCATATATCTAAGAAAAGGAAACAGTAACTAATGGCTGTAACATCCAAGGCGCTGGCTAGAACAGCAGCAGCAACATCAAGTACAACACTCTATACAGTCCCATCATCTACGACTACAGTAGTCACTAATATTGTAGTCACTAACTCAGCAGCATCTGCTGGTACATTTACTATCACTCTTGATGGAGTTGACTTATTCAAGACCGCAGCCATTGCTGCTAACTCAACAGCAACATTTGACCTTAAGCAGGTCCTTGCTACAACTAAGATTATTGCTGGTTTTGCATCAGCAATTACAGTTAACTTTCATATCAGCGGAGTGGAGATAAACTAAGATGGGTTATTCAGTATTCCCAGCACCTTCTAGTAGCATTTTATCTTATACTCAAGAATTTACTTCTGGCACAACATCCTGGGTTGCACCAGCAAATGTTTATGCGGTAGATGTCTTTCTTGTTGCGGGGGGCGGAGGTGGCGGAGGCGCTGCCACTGCTGGCAATGGTGGCGGTGGTGGTGGTGGAGATGTTTTAGTTCGTAAACTTACCGTTGTTCCAGGAACTTCATACAGCGTTGTAATTGGCGCTGGTGGTGCAGGTGGTACAACCGCTGGTACTCAAGGTACAACAGGAACAGATTCAACTTTTGGTGTTCTACTAACTGCTAAAGGTGGCGGTGGTGGAGGTGGTACTGCTACTCAGGCTGGTCTCACAGGTGGCTCAGGTGGTGGTGCAGCAACAACAACAGATGCTCCATCAGGTGGCGGTGGGGGTGCAGGTGGTGGTTCTAGTGCTGCAACTATAGGTGGAGCAATGGGTACTCCAGGAGCATCAGTTGGATTCGGTTCAGGTGGACACGTTGCAAACCAAGGTGGTGCTGGTGACGTGAACTCATCTGCAGGTGGCGCAGGTTTATTAGGTTTTGGTGGCGGTGGAGCAGGTGCTTATCGTTCAGCATTGCCTGGCGGTTCAGGTGGCGGTGCTTCATCAATCGGTGGCGATACCGCTGGATCAAATGGTAAAGCCAATACAGGCGGTGGTGGTTCAGGTGCTAATAGAGTTAGCAGTGCTCGCGCTGGTGGCGCTGGTGGTTCAGGATATTGCAGATTGGAATGGTTAGCATAATGGCACATTTTGCGGAGATAGATTCAAGTAATAAAGTTATTCGTGTCTTAGTTGTTCCTAATGAATTTGAAGATAGAGGACAAGATTACTTAGCCAATGAAATTGGTTTAGGAGGAACTTGGATTAAAACATCTTACAACGCTAATTTTGGCGGCAAGTATGCTGGCATTGGCGACACTTGGGATGGAATTAATTTTACATCTCCAGTACTAGAAGAGGATACCTCAAATGAGTAAAGCAAGAGACCTAGCAAACCTAGCATCAACAGCCACAGTTATGGCTACAGATGCAGAGGTAGCAGATAGCGTTACACCAACAGCACTAATGACAATGGGAGCATAATGGCTACAACATATAAAGTACTAGGGCAAGTAGCCCCAGCAGCAACAACAAACACAACGTTGGACACAATACCTGCTGCAACTCAAGCAGTTGTATCTACTATTGTTGTATGTAACCGCGCTGCTACAGCAGCAACATATCGTATTGCTATCCGACCTGCTGGTGCTACATTATCCAATGAGCACTATATTGCTTATGACTCTACGGTTGCAGCAAATGACTCAACTATGCTTACTATAGGTATTACTCTTGCAGCAACAGATGTAATCACTGTTTATGCTTCAACTGCCAACCTTTCATTCTCATCATTTGGAAGCGAGATTTCATAATGGCTGTAAATAAACTTAATGCCACTTCTGGTGGTGAACTAATCCCTTATGCTAAATCATCCACCCCAGTATTTAGCGTGGTGACTGGTTCAAACATTAGAGGATATGTAGATATAGATACATCTACAACTTCTACATCTAAATACTATGCTCTTAGAACTAGCAACACACTTGCACTTCCAGGTTGTTTAATTGGTGGAACTGATATTAGCGTTAGATACAGCGCAACATCTCAAAGCAGTGCAGGTTTTACAAGCGTTCCTTTTAAGCCAACAGCAACAACAAACTCAATGGTGTACTCACCAAACTTTCCATCAAATGCTGGTTCAGGTACATTACCTTCAGCAACGGCAATGATTAGTTGCTTTACAGACGGCACTTATATATATAACATTTCAGCAACAGCAACTATACAGAGAGCATTGCTTTCTGCAATTCCAGGAACTTCTGGAATTTGGTCGGCATCAAGCACAGGTTTAACTAGCGTTGTAGATGGATGTTATGAAGCAACTGCAGCAACAAATAAATATGTTATTGTTGGTTTAGGAACTCAAATTGGTTCTAGTGCCAATGGTACAAGTTGGACACTTACACTAAATGCCGCTGGAAATGATTTGTACTGTGTGGCATCATCACCAACAGCAACTGCTAAATATGTTGCTGCTGGTGCAAACGGCATTTTATATTCGTCTCCAGATGGAACTACTTGGACATCAAGAACATCAAATGCTGGCACAGATTCTATTACAAGTATGGCTTGGGCTAATGGTAAATATGTAGGTGGTACTACAGGTGGTAAAGTTATTTACTCAACAGATGGTATTACTTGGACTGCTGTAACACCATTGCTTAACTCGGCAATCGGAATGCACTATAGCACTTGGCACGGCAAATGGTTTACTGTAGATATAGGAACTAGAATTGTTTGGTCTTCTTCGGATGGCATTACTTGGGCAAGCACGGGTTGGGATTTGCTTGGCGTTCAAGGTGGACCTGGAGCAAGACAAAATACAAAAAGAATATTTAGCAGTGGAGCAATGCTTATATTCTTAGGTATGGGTGTATCAGGTGCTGCAACATCAAGTACATATATGTTAGGCAATAACTTTTATACCAATAAAGCAGGTACAAGTTCTGGTACCACTTCAACAAACTACAGTACTGCTGGTTTTGTTGCGCCAAATGGTACTGGATTTTATCTTTGCGGAGATGCCACCCTAACTGACAATACCCGTAGATACACTTGGCCAACACTTAATGCTAACATTGTTTACCAGTTATTTGAGGCACAAGACTTTACAACAATCGGAGCATAATACTAATCCCTGAGCATTGGATTCAAACTGCTCAACTAATTTTCTAACTAAGGAGCATATGTGGCTGGTCGTGATATTACCGAAGGTGACGTTGGGTATGGAATTACCTATTCACTTGGTATCAGTTCATCAACAAGTCTGTGGACAAACACAGATGTGGCATATGATGTCGCACTAGGTGGACAACCATTCATCTCTGCAATCAGCGACGCTCGTCCATACACACGCCAGACTGCCCCATTTCGTAAAGATCAGTTCGACAATGGCACTGAGCCAGGTGAGCAATCACTTACTGGTTGGTGGATTCGTAGTCAAATGTCGTTCCACTCTGGCACAGGTATCAAGTTCTATGACCCTGCCACAACAGATGAGAATGGGCACTATCGCTTTACTGATTCTAAAGGTGTAGATGTATGGACTAAGGGACAAGTTACATTACTTAAATCGTGCAGCACATCCCATATTACAACAGGTGCGCTTCGTACTAATGGTAGAGCGTTCCAGTCACTTCGTTCTATCGAATGGAGCGGGACCAAGGGTGTACTAGTTCACGACGAATATGATGTAGATAAAGTCGATGACACTGGCGCGGAGACACACTTCATCAATTTCAATGCTGGTCAAGACTATCCAGTTTATGCAATCTGCGATGACGGAACAACTGCGTACTTTGTTACCAACCGAAATGACGGCGGTGCAACAAACCTTTATGCATTTAAGAAACCATTAAGCGGTGACTACACATCTGGTGTAGTTGACAATATCCCTAGTGGTGATGTCGAGAAAATGTTTTCACATACTGGAACAACAATAACAAATGCAGTTATGGAATATGTCAAGGAACGAATTGTAGCCTGTATCAATAATAAGATATACGAATGGAGCACATCTGCATCTGCAATTGGTACACCTGTGTATACTCACCCATCTACTAACCACGTTTATACATCTATTGCAGCCTCAGGTACAGCCATCTATGTTTCTGGTTACAATGGCATTCAGTCAACAATCCTCAAGTTCACACTCTCAACTGCAGGAGTAATGCCTACGCTGACATCAGCAGTGGTCGCAGCAGAAATGCCAGTCGGTGAGATTGTCCATAAGATTTATTACTACCTTGGCTATATGATGATTGGCACAAATAAAGGTGTACGTGTATCAGTGGTTGATGCAGATGGATCGATCAATTATGGCCCACTGATAGTAGAAACAAGTCAACCTTGCTATGACTTTGCAGCCCGTGACCATTTTGTATGGTGTGCTACTGGTGTAGATGGTGCACCTGGAGTTATCCGTATTGACTTAAGTAATGAACTTGAGACTCTACGCTTTGCTTATGCTAATGACATTTACTACTCAGGTGTATCTGGTCGCAGCACTACAGCCTGTGCATTTATCGATGGAACTAATCGACTAGCATTTACATCTCAAGGCTTGACAAAGGGAACCTTGGTTACTAATAAGGCTAAGACTTCTGGTGTGGTAACGCTAACTACATCAACTGCACACGGCTTAGCCGTGGGAGATGTCATCTGGGTTGAGGGTGTAGATACAGTAAGTGGTTCAGTATTCAATAGCACAACATCTACATTTACTGTAGCCTCAGTTCCGTCAACAACAACATTTACATATGCTTTGGCTGGTAGCAATGTTGCATCAACTGCTGTATCTAGTTCTACAGCGCGAGTTCAATCTCCTGGAGCAGTTTATATCGAATCAGCATCAACACTTATGGAGTCAGGCTATATCAAGACTGGCAACATTCGCTATGGAACTCTTGAACCTAAGAACTTCAAGCGTCTTCTTGGACGTGGTGACTTTACATATGGGTCAATGACTCTAGAAACAGTAGATAAAGATGGAGTCGAATACGACCACATCACATACGACTCAGATACGTCACCTATTGAAGTAGCAACTAACAGCCCTGAAACAGCACAAGAGTATGTAGCCTATAAGTTCTTACTTACTCGTGATGCAACTGATACTACACAGGGTCCAATCTTTAAGGGATATCAAGCTAAAGCAACAATTGCTACACCTCGTCAGCGGACTATGCAGTTCCCTTTATATTGCTTTGATGTTGAAACAGATAGATACAATGTTGTAAGCGGATATGAAGGCAAGGCATACGAACGTATCCTTGCACTCGAAGCAGTAGAAGAATCTGGTGACGTTGTTACCTATCAGGATTTATCCACTGGCGAGAATCGCCAAGCGGTAATCGAACAAATATCATTCACACGTATGACACCACCTGACAAGAGATTCGATGGATTTGGTGGCATTATCCAAGTAACGATTAGAACGGTTTCATAAGTGACATCTGCAGACTGGGCTGGACTAATTGTTTCAGTGATAACTATTGTAATAAGTTTTGGGGCTGCGACTCGATGGCTAGTTAAACACTATCTTGAAGAGTTAAAGCCGAATGGGGGCGGAAGTATGCGGGACTCCGTGAACACCAACACCGAAAGGCTAAACCGCGTTGAGCAAAGAGTCGATCAGATCTACATCATTCTATGTGATGGTAAGAAATAGTCTAGCAGTTTGTTTTGTTGCTTTTAATTTATTTTTATTTGCACCAGCAGCGATGGCTGATGACCCAGCCCCAGTAACAGTTATCACTACTCCAGGTGGAGATGATAGTTCATATCAAATCCCACTGACAGTATCTGTTGTCTACGATGGTGTTTCATATCAGAATGTTTATGCAACTACCAACTCAGTAATTACCTTTGGAAGACCAGACGGTACATTCTGGACATATCCACAAACTCCATCTATCTCTATTGAATCTAGAGACTGGTGGGCATTGCCATATGTAATGGCAGATACTCACTTTATCATCTCGGTAAGTGAGGGTGGATTCCAAGTTGATGGTGCATACCGTCCATATGGTTCTTACTCTGGCGATATAACTAACATTGTTATTACTGCACAGATCCAGACAAGTGGGTCAGTCTCATATACTTATGTTGTCAATGGACCACTATGGGGAGATGAACGTACAGGTGCTCGTCTAACTAATGGTTTAGTTGTTACCTTGGATGAAGCAGGTGTGACTCAGATAGAAGAGATACCAGTTCTGCAACCAGAACCAGTTCCTCCTACTCCCGAACCAACACCAACACCAACGCCAGGGCCAACGCCAGAACCAAGCCCAGAGCCATCGCCTACTCCAAGTCCCAGTCCCGAGCCTTCACCTGAGCCAACTCCCTCTCCTGCGCCTGAGCCAACGCCACAGCCAGCGCCCGCTCCCGCTCCAGAGCCAGAACCAATTGCTCCTCCAGCCCCTGAACCTGTTCCAGTTGTTGAGCCAGAGCCAGAGAGTATCCCAGAATTGCCGCCATTACCACAGCCAGAACCTGCACCACTTCCTGCACCAGAACCTCCTATTGAAGAAAAACCAATAGTAGCAGAACCGCTGGAAGAAGGAGAAGTTTTGCTAGACAATGGTGTGGTGTTATCTGCATCACAGGCAATAGCAGTTGAACTATTAAGTAATCCTGGTGAATTGATACAAGAGATATTCACCGATCCAATGGCAGCATTAGCTGCACTTGGACAAGTAGGGGCGGATATGTCACCTGAAGTGCGAGAGCGATCTGAAGAGGTTGTTGTCGCTGCAGTAATTGTGGGGAACATCGCTAGTGCAGCAGGAGCTGCAGCCTACAGGAGAAAACCTTGATTAAAAAATTAGTTAATGCCATCTTCAGCCAATCATATACCTTGCTAGGTATGTTCTTAGCTTGGATGGTATTTGAGGGTAGTGTAAGAACGGTAGCAACCTATGCTATTGGGCTTACGTTTATCATAGATGTAACATACAACACACTAAAGAAGGACTAACAATGGACACACTCAAGAGCGTACTAATGAGAATCTTTGCTGTCATCGCAGCAGAATCTCTCGGAGTTATCGGTGCTGGTTCCCTCGTAGGTATTGAAGTATGGCAGGCAGGAGTTCTTGCTGGTGCACTAGGTGCAGCACAGGTACTCGAGGCACTTGCTCGCTTCTACCTAGCGGACGGACATCTATCAGCAGAAGAGATCAACCAAGCATTTGCTAAGGTAGATAAGAAGGCGGTAGAATAATGGGTCAACGCATAGACTTCATCGAGACAGCTAAGTCACAGCTCGGTGTGATTGAAGGACCAAAAGATAACGAGACAAAGTATGGCGCCTTTGCTAAGGCCAACTTCCTACCTTGGTGTGGCTCATTCGTTATGTGGTGCGCTAATGAAGTAGGCTTGAAGATTCCCAACTGTGTATCAACAGTCAATGGAGCTTCAGCATTTATGAAGAAGAATCAGTGGGAGAAGGCAAGCGATACTGCTCAGCCACTTCCAGGGGATATCGTATTCTTCGATTTCCCTAACGATGGAGTCGATCGCATTTCGCATATTGGCATCGTCGTAAAGGATAACGGAGATGGGACAGTCACTTGTATCGAGGGCAACACGGCTCCCGATAAGAAGGGTGACCAGCGTAACGGAGGGCAAGTATGCCTGAAGATACGTGCGTTCAAGAAAAAGAACGGCTCGAAGTTACGTAAGTCACAGGCTGTGACAGTCGTAGGATTTGGTAAGCCAGTCTTTAAATCATAAAGGAGAACCTATGTTCGACGTAGAAAAAGCAAAGCAAGTTCTATTATCGTACCTCCGTGCAGCAGCAGCCTCAATGGTGGCTCTCTACACAGCAGGACAGCACGACCCAAAGATCCTAGCCTCAGCATTTGTGGCTGGATTCGTGGGCCCAGTGCTTAAGGCGCTAGATAAGTCTGCACCAGAGTTCGGTAAAGGCTCAAAGTAATTCCATTCTAAGGCCCTAGCAGGCCGATAGAGACAAGAAACCCCCCTTCCTAAGGTAATCACCCTAGGTTGGGGGGTCTTTTGTCGTTTCTAAAAGGATGTAGTAGTCAGTGGAATCGGACTGACATCCTACAGAGATATATTTGCTCCCGCCAAGGTAGATAAAGAACCTTGATTCCAAGCAAATTCTAGTTAATCATCGTCGTCAGCGACGAAGTCTTCTACGTAATCTTTAAAGACACCTAGTTCATCGATGGCTTTCTTGATTCGGCGTTGCTGTATATAATTTTGCACATAGTCGTATACCTCAAAGTAAATCTCTCTAACTGTCAGTGCTGCTAGAACACCAATGAAGACCTCGAACATTATTCTCCCTATATATTATATATAATAGACCCTCCATAGAGGGTCTTATATATTGTTATTATATTTAATTATACACAAGATCTGAACCGATGCAAGTTTTAACTGATAGCAAAACTTGACAGCGGTATGCGCACACCACTATGGTACGCTAATGACAATTGAACTATTAGATTATACCATACCTGAGCACATATCGTACTCAGCGTTTACTACATTTGTAGACTGCGGCTATCAGTATTACCTGACTCGTCTGCTATCCGTACCCGAACAGCCATCCGTATGGTCTGTTGGGGGTTCAGCATTCCACAAAGCTACTGAAGAGTACGATAAGGCCACGCTATGATCAGTGCCCTAGAGTTATTCAATGCAGCGTGGGATGAGGAAGCACAGGGCAAAGACTTATCTACAGCCCGTGTTGGTGGCGTTGCAACATTAAAGAATCCTAACAAGGAAGATGTTACATTCTGGAAAGAGGCTGGGCCTAGATGGGTTGAGTCTTATATCAAGTGGCGACAAGTTAACTCTGACTGGAAGATCTGGACTACACCTCAGGGTGTGCCAGCCATCGAGTTAGCACTGATGCCTGAGTTTGCTGGCGTGCCAGTCAAGATGGTGATTGACAGGGTGTTCGAAGTTAATGGACAGCTTATTGTCGTTGACTTAAAGACCTCTCGCACGACCCCTTCCAGTACATTGCAGCTTGGCTTCTATAAGGTGGGACTTGAAAAAGTCTTGGGGGTAGAAGTTAACTTCGGTACATTCTGGATGGCACGTCAGTCAGGCACAAGTTCAATGATTGACCTATCAGGTTACACTCACGAGAAGTTAGAGTACCTGGCGCAAAACTTTGAGAAAGCCAGACAGTCTGGTATATTCATTCCTAACACAAATAACTGCCAGTATAAGTGCGGAGTCACCGACCACTGTCAGTTCTCATCGAAAGTAGAAAAATAATATGGCAGAAGACTGGAAACTACAAGTATCATACAAGACTCCGTCTGGTGATATGATCAACGTGCGTGCACAAACTGCTGATGAACTCAGCGTGTTGCTCGAAGGTGTTGGAGATTACTCTACACAGATTGCAGCCACTCAACAGAAGGTGTTGGCTTCTTACAATCTAAACCCTTTATCGACTACGAGTTCCACTACAAACATAGGGCACTCGCAATCCTCGCCTCAGGGGTTTCAATCAGCTCCACCAGTTTCAGCACCACCAAGTCCAGTGAACGCATCGGGGCAAGCATCGCCGACGTGCGTACACGGCGCAAGAATATTCCGACAGGGAGTAAGCAAGACGACTGGGAAGCCTTACGCTTTCTGGGCGTGTCCAACACCACAGGGCACACCTGATCAATGCAAGCCAGTTAACTAAGGTAGTCAGATGACGAGTCGTAGTCACCGCACCACACCAAAGCGGTGGCTACGATTCTTCTTTAGAGAGGGGAACACACAATGCGTACACTTGTCCGATCAGTTGGTCGTGCCAGTATTGGTGGAGAACCGCTTCCTAGCTGTTTCAAAGCATTTGAAAACAACAAGATTATCATCCGTCGTTCTGAAGTATCAATGTTTGCAGCAGCACCAGGAGTTGGAAAGTCCACACTAGCTTTAGCTTTAGCCTTGAAGATGAGAGTGCCAACTCTTTATATATCAGCAGATACTAATGCGCATACTATGGCTATGCGATTGGCTTCAATGATTTCAGGTAAGTCGCAGTCAGATGTAGAACAGTTAATGAATGTTGATCCAGGTTGGACGAAGGCTACACTTGCACGAGGCAATCACATTGTCTGGTCATTTGAGTCAGCACCAACATTGCAAGACATTGACGAAGAAGTGCAAGCGTTCGAAGAACTATGGGGTTGTCCACCAACTCTTATTATTGTAGATAACTTAATGGATGTAGCCACAGATGGTGGCGAAGAGTTCGCATCTATGCGTGCGATTATGAAGGAGTTGAAGTACCTTGCCCGTGCAACGAATGCTGCAGTTGTTGTCCTTCACCACACAAGCGAAGCGGTCC